TTTCTTTCTTTCTTTCTTGCCAATGTTTTTTTGCTTAATTAACCGAACAAGAAACACAAAGGATAGACAAAGTAAACACAAAGTATAAACGCATAGTATAAAGTTTATATACCTATATCTTATAAACCCTTTTAAACTTTTGTAAATGTTCCGCTTTTAAGCCACCATATCTTCGATATAAGACACGTTTACCCTATTAGTAATATGTTTTCCTTACTAGGTGTATTATCGTTCATTACAAGGCAAGTATTGAGGTCTTATAGTATTACCTTTGTGTTTATTCGTTTATACCTTATCCACAAAAGGGAATAGTAAAGGGGAAAACGATTAGATAAAAAGATAAAATACCCTTTTGGCTACCCTCAGCCTATCACTTAATCCCGCCAGTACATACCTTTTTAGCTACGTTTTGTATTCAAACCACACCTTTGGATACGTTTTGTATTCAGAATACCTCATGAGCAATGAGTTTTGAATCAAAAAAGTAGTGGAGCAAAAGGTAGGGGGTAAGTTTGGGTTGGGTACCAAATGAAAAAATCCTAAGAAAAATCCATTAATACTTGTCAACACTATTGGTAAAAATTATAGAAAAACAAAGAGTATAGTTTTTGTTTATAAAAGAATCACTATGTTTGTGCAGTAAACACTTATTTAGAATGAGTATAGATAAGGCAATTTTGGGCGGAACACTTGGTTAACTAATTAAAAGTCAGTTAGTTAATGTTATTTAGATTTGTTCTAAATAAGAAAAGATATATATAGTATATATTATATTACTTAGTATATACTTAGTATAATAATAGGGTTGACCTAATTTAGAATTGTTCTAAATAACGAAAAGTGTTTAAAAAAAATCTAACCCGATTTCAAACCTTAAAAACAATTACGTTTATGGAAGAACACGAGAGTTCCGAAAAAAAGAAGTACAACATTAACCCTAAGAGTTTAGAGAACTTAAAGCCTATTCAACCTGGTGAGAGAAGGAATCCTAACGGCAGACCTAAGAATATGTTTAGGCAAGTTATGGAGAGTGTTGATAAGAGTCTTAGGATTCGGATGAGCAAGCAAGATGTTGTTGATGTGGTGGCAATGGTTAATTCAATGAGTGTTGCTGATATTCGTGTTGTTGCTTCTGATTCTAATACCCCTGCTTTCATTGCAGTTGTTGCTAATGCCATCTTAGGTGACATTAAGAACGGAGAGATGAAGAATAGCCAATTTATGATTGAGTTTCAGCATGGCAAGGCATCACAAGCATTACACTTTGAAACTACTGTTAAGGAAGATGTATTAAACCCAAAATTATTAACTGATGAGCAAATCCGAGAACGACTTAGCCAAATTAGAGAGAGAGATATTGTTGAGGGAGATTTCGAGGAGATCGCTTAAAGACTTTGTCCAGTATATCAAACCTGATTATGATATGCAATGGTTTCACAAGGTTATTGCTGAACACCTTGATTTAGTATATGAAGGCAAGATTAAGAAGTTAATGATATTTGTGCCTCCGCAACATGGAAAGTCCGAGTTATCAACAAGAAGCTTTCCTGCTTACTTGCTTGGTAGAAATCCTGACTTAAAGCTTGCGTTAGCTTCTTACAATGCTACGTTAGCCGAGCAATTTTCTACTGAAATACAAAGAAGGATGCTAAGTGATGAATTTAAACTACTTTATCCTGAATCTCGTATTGGTGAGAAAAAAGGTGAAGCGGTTAAGACTGCTGAGTTTTTTCAGACAGTTAACAGAAATGGCTATGTAAGGGCCGTTGGTAGAGGTGGTTCACTAACTGGTACGGCAGTTGACATTGGAATCATTGACGACCCCTTAAAAGACCGACAGGAGGCACAATCAATTATTATCAAGGAACAACTTTGGAATTGGTACACCGATGTGTGGGAAACACGTTTGCATAACGATTCTGCACAAGTTATTATTCAAACTAGGTGGTATGATGATGACTTAGCAGGTAGGTTACTTGAGAGAGATGATGACTGGACAATTATTGAGTTTCCTTCTATTCGTGAGGGTGCAGAGAACAGTTATGACCAAAGAGAGGTGGGTGAAGCCTTGTGGCCTGAAAAACATTCCTTAGAGAAACTTTTAAAGGTCAAGAAGAATGAGCCTTTTACTTTTGAGTCACTTTATCAGCAAAACCCTAAACCAAGTGTTGAATCCTTGATTTATCACGATTGGCAACCTTGTGAGTTCTTTCCAAAAGATGCAGAGGTTGTGTTTAGTGGACTTGACTTTGGATTCTCTAATGACCCTACTGCGTTGGTAAGAATTGCCAAATTGGGAAATAAGTTATACCTTGATGAAGTTATTTACGATAAGGGATTGACCAATGCCGATTTGATTAAAAAGATTAAGCTTTATCCAAGTAAACTCGGTGAGATATATTGTGATAGTGCAGACCCTAAATCTATTGAGGAATTGAAAAGAGCAAACCTTCCTGTTAAGAAAGCAGTTAAAGGTAATGATTCAGTTAATGCAGGTATTAGTAAATTACGGGAATATGAGGTGTATTATACGAGGCGGTCAAAAAACATTAAAAAGGAAGTAGATAACTACCAATGGATGATGGTTGGGGGTAAAACCATTAACAAACCAATAGATGACTTTAATCACGGGCTTGACGCGATCAGATATGCCGTATATACCAAGTATTCAAAGAAAAAACTCTTAATATTTTAAACAATGGGATTATTCGATTTTTTTACAGGCAAGAAAGCCGTAGATGTGCAAAGTGTCAAACAATGGCAACTTTTTGGTGGAGGCCAAACTTATTCTTTGTATAGCACCGATTATCGTGATGCTATAAACAACGGATACGACAAGAACGTAGATGTGTATTCAATCATTGATGACATTTCATCTCGTGCGGTAGAAGTTCCTTTAGAACTATATCAAACAAGCAAGATGCAAATTAAGTCTGCAAACAGAGTTAAGGCTTTGCTTACAAGACCTACTGACAGAAGTATGATGGAAGCTAAGGCTATCACTACTAAAGCAATGAAAGAGTTAGAGGAGCACCCATTACTTGGTTTGCTTAAAAGACCAAATGGATATCAAACTTCTAAACAGTTTTTTAACTCTTTATTCTCGTATGACCTACTTTTAAAAGATGTGGGTGTATGGGGCGAAGAAGATCCAATCAAACCAGGAAAGATTGCAAGACTTCACGTTATAGCCCCACACGATTATGATATCATTACTGATGGTTTTAGAAAGGTTGTTAAGTATAAGATTAGGTCTATTAATCAAGAGGTTGATCCTCAATTCTTTTTATCGTTCCGTAGTTTTAATCCCACTTTTGACAACCAAAATTCTGTACAACGTGGAGTTTCTCCTTTAAAGGCAGGTTCTCGTGTTTTACAAAAGGCTAACGCAGGGGAAGAAGTTGCTATTGAAAACTTTGAAACTCGTGGTGCAGTAGGATTTGTGTATAAGGATGACATTAACGTAGAAGATTTAGATTCTACTGAAGTAAAGGATTTGGAGGACAGAATGTACGATAAGATTTACAATTCTTCTTCTAAGGGTCGTGTACAATGGAGTAATGCTAAGGTTGGCTTCACTAAGCTATCTACTACTAACATTGAGTTAGACTTAAGAGCAATGAGTAAATTATCTACAGAGCAGTTATGTCGCTTATGGCACTATCCATACGTTTTATTGAACTCTGATAACTTAACTGAAAGTAACTTGGCTCACTTTATCCGCAGAATGATTATTAACTGCGTAGTGCCAATGCAATCAAGAGTTTGTGAAGGTTTATTAGAGTGGCTTGCTCCAAGCATGGGCATGAACCCATCACAATACGTTTTACGTTTTGATGTGGATGCTTATCCTGAAATGAAGCAAAACTTCTTAGATGCAGCAAGTATCTTGGAGAAATTGGATGGTGTGTTAACACAAGATGAGAAACGTGTGTTTATGGACTTTGAGCCAACTAACGATCCGATAATGAATCAAGTTTACATTCGGTCTAACCAAGTTACTATTGGTAGCCTTAACATTGACCCAACTGAAATTGGTTCGATGGTTACAGATGAAGATGATTAATATGGATACTTTTGCAATTGTAATAACAGTTATAGCCTCCACAACCTCGTTTTGGTTAGGATTCTTTATTATACATTTTGATAAAGCAAAGGATAGAGAAAGAAAAAAGATTGAGAAGCTTTTTAGAGATAAAAAATGGTAACAGAAGAAATGTACCGGGTAGCTTGGCGAAGGAGGCACAACATGAATGAACGTGCTTTCTTTGCCTATCTACAAACTAAGTTAGGTGCAGAAACAAGAGCATACATTAAATCACTTGAAGGCCGTAAACCACAAGCTTTCCATATTACTAATCACTTTAACGAGAGATGGTTTATGGAAATACTTAAAGAGGCTTACATTAAATTCGGTGTTAAGCAAAATGAGTTCTTGAGCAGGTATCAAAAAAAGGATGAGAACCAAGACTTTTATAATGCTTGGATTTTGGCACTTCTTTTGCTATTTAAAGACCTTTCGCAGTTCATCATGATACTTGGTATCATTCGGACAATTAAAATTGATGTACAGAAATATGTACAACAAAAATTAGAAGAAGGAATTAGTGCAGAAGCAATAATTACTTTGTTATCTGTTTATTTAACTTCTAGGAATATAATTCGCAGTCAAACAATTGCAAGAACAGAACTTACAAAGATAATGAACCTTGCAGGAGAGCAATGGGCAGATTTACAAGGTAAGCCATTAAAGAAAAAATGGATAGTTATTCTTGATGGTAAAGAAAGGGTATCACATAGTGCAATGGCAGGTTATCCTGCAATAGCTTTAAATGAAAAGTTTGTTGTAGGAGGTTCTTTGATGGACAGACCTGGTGATGCCTCCGCACCTGCTAACGAGTTAGTTAATTGTCGGTGTGGTATAATGTATGTTGAGTAAAATTTGGTATTTAGTTATTTTTATTATATTTGCAAGCAATCGGAAAGAATAATATGAAAAATTTACAATACAAGAGTGTTGGTGAGATTAAAGATGTTGATGTTGAGAAAAGAATAATTACTGGTTACGCATCTAAGGTTGGTAATATTGACTTAGTTGGCGATATGATTATGCCAGGTGCTTTTACCAAGACAATCAACGAAAGAGGCCCAATGGGTAAGAATGAAATTTGGTTCTTACACAATCACAGTACAGATAGTCCACTTGGAAAGCCAAGTATCTTAAAAGAAGATAATTATGGCCTTTACTTTGAGTCTAAGATTGTGGATACTGAAATTGGTTCAGATATTTTAAAGCTTTATAATGAAGGTTTGATTAATCAGCATTCAATTGGCTTTAGCACAATCAAGCAAAACAAAGTAGATGCAACTGCAGGGAATCCTGGTTACTATCAAATACAAGAGGTAAAGCTATATGAGTTTTCTTCTGTATTATGGGGTGCTAATCCTGATACTCCGTTTATGGGAGTTAAGTCATTGGATGCACAAGGATTACAAGATAGGTTTGATAAATTGTACAAGCAACTCAAAAGTGGAAATTTAAAAGATGAAACTTATGAATTGTTAGAAATAGAGTATAACTTTATAAAGTCGGAAATATTTAAACTAATTGACCAAGAGCAGAAGTCGGAAGATACCACTCCTGTTGAAGTTAATCCAGTTGAGATTGAACGCAAAAGACAGGAAGAATTTTTATTACAACTAAAAAACTCGTTTAAATAATGGAGGATATTAAAAAAATCGTTGAGGAGGTAAAATCCGACATCAACGCAATGATTGAAAAAGGTGTTGGTAAGGAAATGGAAGGTTTAAACCTTAAAGACCTTATCTCACAAACACAAAATGCAGGTGAGAAGTTAGCTTCTTTAGAGGAGAAAATGGGAACTGTAGAGAAGTCTGTATCTGACTTTATCTTAGACCAAAAATCTCTAGGTGCTCCTGCACAAAGAGAAGATTTCGTAGCTAAGGCTTTCGAAGCAAACGCAGGCAAGTTGAAGTCTTTGATTTCATCTCGTGGTGAGGCAGTAGGAATGAACTTCAAGGCAGTAGGTGATATGAACTTAACTGCTAACATTGGTGCAGGTTGGCCTGCTTCAATTGCAGGTTTGTCTAACACAATCTTAACTGATCCATTCCGTCAAGTACACTTGCGTGATTTATTACGTTCTTCTACTATTGAGCAGAATGGTGTATTCAAGTTCGCTAAGAAAACTGGTGGCGAAGGTGCTCCTGCAGTTCAGACTGAAGGTTCTTCTAAGGCTCAAGTTGATTACGATTTCACAATCTCTGAAGTAACTCCTAAGACAATCGCTGCTTATAGCAAGATTTCTAAGCAGATGTTATCTCGTTTGACTTGGTTACAATCTTTTGTATCTACTCAAATGGTTAACGATTTGTTAAACGTAGAAGATACTTTATTGTATGACTACGCAGGAACAGGTGCTTTTGCAGGTCTTTACGAGTCAGCTTCAACTTACACTCCATCAGGAACTGTAGTTACTGCTTCTAACCGTTGGGACAAACTTGCTAACGCAATTGCTCAATTGAAAGCTTTACGTTTTTCTCCATCAGCTATCTTGGTTAACCCAATTGATGAGATGGAATTGTTAATCAACAAAGAGTCAGGTGCAGGTTATTCTCACCCATCATTGTTGACAGGACAACGTATTTCAATTGCAGGTGTACCAGTTATCGCAACTGACATCGTAACTGCAAATACATTCCACATCGGTGACTTTAATAAGGCTGCTGAATTGTTATTCGAAGATAACATCATGACTGAATTTGCTTACGAAGATGGTGATAACTTCACTAAGAACTTGGTAACTGTTCGTGTTGAGGAGAGCATTGCATTGCCAATCTACTTTGCTAACGCAATGTTAAAAGGCTCATTCGCAACGGCTTAATTATTTTTTGGTTTGTTTTGTGATTATTTAAGCCCAGTTCCCATTAGAACACTGGGTTTATTTTTTAAATAAATAAAATTATGGCTAAGGTAAAATGTGTTAAAATATTCTTTGATATGGAAGCTAATATTAGCAGAGTTGTCGGAGAACAATGGCAAGTAGATAATGATCGTGCTAACCATCTTAATAAATTAGGTTTTGTTGAGATTGAGCAGAAGATTGAAGAATCATTTAAGCCTACTGAAGATAAGAGTATTAAACCTTCTTATAAAAAGAAATAATGACTTACGAGTTAGAACCAGTTAGAACTCATGGAATGGATTTGGTAATCACAAGTGATGCCTTAGCTATTCCTATTACATTGACAGAGGTTAAAGACCATGTTAATGTTGATTTTGCTGATGAAGATAATAAATTAACTGCTTTGTTAGGTTCTGCATTTAGAGAAGTAGAATTGTTTATAGAAAAAGGTTTAAAAACTAAAACTGTTGTTTTATCTTATGTAGAGATTAACGGAACAGTAAGTTTACCTTTTGACCCTATTCAATCTATTACTTCTGTAACTGATTTGAATAATGTAGCAATTACTGATTATACTTTAAGTGGTGACAAGACAAAGTTAAGTGCTTATTCCCTATCAGGAATAAAGATTACCTATGTATGCGGTTACACTACTCTACCTGTTGATTTAAAGAATGCAGTATTAGATATTATTGCTATTGACTTTGACAATAAGGTAGAGGATAAAAGATTAGCTTTAAAAGCAGTTAAAGATAGAATAAGACATTATCGCCCTTTATATGTATAATAAGTTAAATAGAATTAAAGGCACGTTTAAACGCAAACTATCAGGAACTCCTGATGGTGCAGGTGGTTTAGCAGGAGTTACTTATTCGAGTTATACTACGAGTATATACTTTGCTGAAACCAGTTCGTTCTACGGGAACTACGGAGGTATTAGAAATATTGAGAGTGCTAATTTTGGCACAAATCAATCCTTTGAAGGAAAGATGAGATACCGTTCTGCTTTTGTCCCTAGAACAACTGATATTTTAGAAGTTAGAGGTGAGGAGTATGCTTTGTCTAATATTATGGATGCAGACTTCCAAAAAGAATACTTAACATTTAAAGCAGCTAAAAGAAGTGCTTAAACTTAAAGTTTCAGGATTAAAGGTTTTACAAAACAAGGTAAATAGAGCAATTGATAGAGTATCAAATGACATATCTGCAAATGTTGTAAAACAAGCTGATTACATTGAGATGAGATCAAGGTCAAGTGCTCCACTTGCAACAGGTTTCTTAAAAAGTAGCCAATTTAGAAAAACTGAATCTAATAAACCTAAGATTACCATTAAAATTGGATTTAGAGCAAAATATGCTCCTTACCAAGAATTTGGTACTGGTGATAAATTTAAATTAAATGGTGAGTATAGTGAGTTTGCTAATTTAGCTTCTAAGTTTAAAACAGGTAGAAAGCCAAGATTGGCAGTTAAACCAAGAAGATACTTTTTACATCACTACGTTATTTCTCGTAGAGCATTAAGTAGAAGTA